TCTTGGCTTGCCCAGCATGTAGCTTTGAGGCTTTTTTTAAACCTTTTATAACTTTATTAACTTTCTTTTTATTGCCCTTAGTTAAACTCATTTCTTCTTCCCCTTACTACCCTTAGCATAGTTTGGGTCTTTGCAATACTTAGACGCAGCCATGTTCGCATAAGCAGAGGGATAGGTGTCAAAGGTCCGTTTGGCCCACGCTTTTCCCGCAGGGCAAATCTTACTGCCTTTGGATTTAGCGGAAACACCACCGCCCTTTTTGTAGTACACAAGACCCTTCGGAGTTTTACCGGGTGGTTTTGATACTTGCTGTGTCATCTGACCTCTGGATATAGCCATAATCACGCTCCATGTACGACTTAATGTACGATATCTCTGTCGCAATAACCTCTGTCTTTTTATCAACAGAGATTAAAGTATTAGTTGCCCAACTTGCCCAGCTATAGGTAACCGCGCCAACCCCGCCAATAAAGGCAGTAGCCACGATAACTATGAACTGCTTACCTAACATTTCCAACGCTTCCTAGCCTGACGCAACCGGCTGTTCGGATCCTTTGCAGCCTTCGGGAATTTCTTCATCTGTCCCGCAGAACGAGCGCAATAAGACTTGCGCCTCTTTGCATCCTTACTGCCCTTCTTAACCTTGCCGGTAACCGCGGTCTTTAACTTAGAACCAGGGTTGGCTCTTCGATGGGCCGCAACTCCATCCTTGGTCATCCCCGCCCCAGACTTAGTGGGGCGGTAGTTTTTCTTATTCCGCTTTATAGGCTTGTCAGCCATGATCTAGGCGTGGAACGCAGTAATCATTTGCGCCCCAGAAACATCGTATTGAGCCATAAAGTTTGTTTTAAACAAAACACCTTCTTCTGGGATGTACACATCGTCTGCGGCATTATCAACGCCGCTACTTTTTGTGCTAAACACTATATTGGCATCACTGTCTGCGGGGGCTAAACCGTCAATAAAATCTATTCTTGTAGAAGCCCCTTTAGAAATAGTGGTGAACGCCTTTAGCCTAGTCCGCCCTGTAATAAAGCTAACAGTAGATAAGTTAGTTATTCCTACAGAAACATTCGCAGCATACTGGGCGCTACAAGTAGCCGAAGTGATGGTTTTAAAATAACTAACACCAGCAACAGTTTCAGCACTTCCCGTAGAAACAATGACTTCTGTTAGAGCTTTGTCGTTTAAATCTGTGCCAACAATAGTTACCGTTTTTGCATTATCTGCTGTTCCTGTTGTGGTAACAGATAATTTCCGAGCGGAAACCGAGTTTGTAGATGTTGATACACTGGCACGGGCTATTGTAAACGTTGAAGTTGGTCTAGCCGCCGCCGCAACGAACGTAGTAGACGCCGCTTGTGCATCTTCAATCGTTGTGGAGATAATATCTGAGCCTGCCATGTCAGAATCCTCCTTTAAGTGTTTGCAGCTTTATCTTGCAGTTGATTTGCCTGAACATAAGTAAACGTCACAGTAACTTGACCCGTTGCCGCTGCACCACCCGCGGAAATTAACGTAGCGATTATCTGAGTATCCGCACCAAAACGATCTGCCTCGTCCAAAGCTCCATTAGCAATGGATGAAGTCTCACCAAGAGCCTTGATGTTAGTGTTTGCAATTAAATACTGAGTCGATCCCGTCTTGCCAACTGAGACAGTCGCAGCACCCGCAGCATTGCTAACTATAGCCACTCTTATTGTAACACTTAGAAGTTGTGAATTTCGGGGAATGACACCAACATCATAGGTTGTTGTTCCCACCGCTACCGCAGCATCAATCATAATTGACTGAGACATCACGACTTGACCGATGTTAGCAACGTTTGTGCCTACGATTGTTCCTGTTGTGTCTTTAATATTACCAGCCCGAATTGGGCCTGAAAAAGTTGTATTAGCCATGTGAGTCTCCTGTCGTGGCAATTGTCAGCCACATGTGTAGCTGTCAGGGATGAAAACATGATACAATACCTTTAGACAAAAAGAAAGAGGCGATCCGAAGACCGCCTCAGTTGGTATACACAGGGAGAATGTATATACCTTTTATACGCCAGGAGAACCAAAGACGCAACGTGGATCTGAAAACCCAAAGCTGTAACGCTCACGGGCTTTAAACCGCATGTTACCAGTATCGAAGTCTGCTTCCATGTTGGTCGAAAGAGGCGTCCGCTCAAAGTGGATAAATCCGCGAGGAGCATCGGTCAAAACAAAAAACGCATCGGGGTCATTGAGGAAGTCGTTAACGGCATAACCGCCGGGCAACATTCCCATAGATCTCATTGCGTTTGTGTCATTGTCCGCAGTACCCGAACGAAGGTTGGAAGCGAGGATCCGCTCTGCAACAAACTGTAGTTGCCGTGGGATAATCATCTTCAGACCACGAAGAGCAACCTTCAGACCACGCTCATCAACGAAACCAGCGATGTTGATAAGAGCGTCCTCAAGAGAGGTTTCGTTCAAATCAGCGGCTGAAACGTTGTCGAGAAGACCACCGTTAGTCAGTGGGTGGGATGCGGAACAAAGAGCAACCCCGTCACCACCTGCCGAAGCACCCGCAGTAAACGCATTGTTAAGAACCGCAGCGGCTTTAACCTGTTTACTGTGAGCCATTGAACGAGCAAGGGCTTTGGTGTAGCGTGATCCAAGACGATCATAGAGATTGTCTTCGATTGCTTCTTCCGTAATCGAAAAGGCCAACGCCAGAGTTTCGTGATTATAACGAGCAGTGTATGCTTCGTTGGCATCATCGTAACTCACGTTTGAACCTTCGGCCTTAGTAGGCGCAGCGCCAAAACCGGAAAGCATAACTTCTTCCTCGAACGCTCTGTCCGATGATTCCGTTGTGTAGATTTCCGAGTGTTGACCCTCGTATCGGTCGTATTCCATTCCAAACAGTGCGTTTAGGCCGGGTTCTAGCTCTTTCGCTAGTTGTGCGCGAGAAATAGCCATAATCTATACCCTTCCTTATACGCCAGTTGTCGAAACAGTGGCCGCTACAATGGAGCCATTAGGCGCATTGAAGTGGTTGTTCAGACGAACGATTAATGGAATGCCAGCAACAGTAAAGTCGCTATTTTCTGGGTCATCAAGAACACCCACAATACGACAGAACAATGTGTTGGTAGCTGCGATGGTATTTAAATCCACAGTTGCAGAAGAAATACCAGTGGTATTAGAACCACTATTACCTGTAGCTAACGCAATGTTAGCGAAAACCGCAGCACGAATTTCTGCCTCAGTGTTAGCACCAGCAACAACATTAGATGTTGCGACAGTGAACAGTTGTGCAGGGTTGTCGTAAACAAACGCTTTTACAGGGAAGTTAGCGTCCGCGCCAGATCCAGGCCAGTTGTTGGAAAAGATCGTTTCACCAGTAGTTGAAGAAACGTACTCACATCCATTGAACACACCAATAGTAGAAACGTTACCGCCAGCCGCAGCTTGCAGATCGTCAATGACCCCCGTAGCAAGCGGAATAACCGCCATACCTTGGTAGATCCTATTAGCATTTCCAGACGCAATACGATATTCAGTTGTACCAGTGGTGTTAGCGGCGGAACCTAAAACACCATACGGGCGGAACCCGAAAGCGACATTAGTATTTGCCATGATAGCACCTCAAAGATTATTCGGAACCGCTTCCGCGACCTCCGAAAGTTACACGGGATTGCCGGTTATTACTAATCGGCATTGAAGGATGTTGCTCCTTCATTAAATCAGAATCTACAGCGACCATTTGATCTCGGGTCCGTAATCCGTAGTACTCGGCTCGTTGTTTCGCTGTTTCTTCAGGCAGTCTGCAAAGCATTAGTCCACCGTTTCCGATTATCCCGGTGTACTGACCCTCATCTATTGTGGGGAAAGCACGGTCAGGGTACTCATCTGCGCGAACAGGTTCCCATCCTTCGCGGAATTTGGCATAGACATTAGTCTTGTCTTCCTCACCACGCATAGATACTCGGATCCATCGTTGCACATAACCCACTGGGGGGTCGGGAGCCTCTAATCGTTGGGGCGGAGCCCATGGTTTACGCCGCTCAGTCTTTTCGCGAGTTGAGCTTTCTCGATTTTTTCTTTCAGTCATGGTCTAATCCTTTACAAATTTTGCGTATTCAGCGAGAGGAACGTTAAGTTTCTTCGCCATTATAACTTGCCTCTGGGTCAACCTGACTGACTTACTACGCTTCTGAGTAGTGTTACGAGAGGCTGAGGATGCAGCAGAAGCGACCTGGGCACCCCCTCCCGATTTCTTAACAGCGAACTTATTCGGAAACTCCGAACGCATCCG